TGCCAAGACTTTTTGGTGACTGGGCTTTCGCCTCTGACGTGATGCCAAGTTGGGGTATCGCGTGTTGTGCCACATGGAGCTGTTGTGGTCTTATAGATTTTGCCGATCACGATGTAATGATCCTCACCGTAACGCTTCCAGAGGATAAGACCCTCTGCGTATTCTCCAGATCCTTCGACGCGGCATCTGATGTCGAAGCCATTCTTTTTGTATTCCATTCTGCGTATAGACATTTTGTTTCCTCTCTCTCTACAACCAACATATATGACATCTGGAACATATTACAAGTGTCACAGATAAAATTAATTACATTTAATGCATATTAATTGCAGTGACCCCGACTGCATTAAATAACCTAGCCCAAACCCCTTATTCTTATAGTATATATATATATTATATATATTTATTACATTATTACTTACTACCTTCCCTCCCCCCTCTGGGAGAGACACATGGGGCCACCCACAGGTACTAATACTGTGCTGCATTATTGCAATAAATACATTAATTGTTAAGGCATTGTTTTTCATACTAAAAACCCCAATATTTACGAATGCAATAAATACTGCAATTAAAAGTCTGGCTCACCATTCTCATCGAACTGTGGCTTTCTATAAGTGTATTGGCTGTAAGGAGTTGGATCTGGGGTGGTAATCTTCTTACTCACCACACCCAGAGCCTCCAGCTCTCGAACCATGTACGCAGGCATTTCGTTCATGGTCTGCGCTCCACAATATATTTGGTTTCTTTGTTTGGCTTGGATGCCCAGACCGTCCAAATGAAATCCATTGTGGCGCTTTGTCCACGCTCTGGAGACATGGCTGGCCTCCACGTCATGGCCATCACTGCCATTGGGCCCGTGTCCATGAACAGCCGTCTGCGCTTTTCAGCGTGCCAAAATGTTGACTTGGTAAGCATTGCAAACGGCACTTTCTTTTCGGCTGATCGCTCAATAAAGTTGGATGCCAGTCTAAATGGTGGGTTGGTAATGATGGCATCACAGGCGCATTCTGCGTTCAGAAAGTTCATGTTGCTTTCGCCATACCCCCGATCATGTAGATCCGAAGATACCACTCTGAAGCCTCGCAGCTCCAATACTTTTGAGATCGCACCATCTCCGCAGGCTGGCTCCCAGATGCGCCGACCTCTGAACAGCCACTCAAATCTATTGAGCAGCGCGATGGTGCATTCGGGTGGGGTGGCATAAAAATCGGCAGCGTTGCGATTATTTTTGGGCGACTTTCCCCCGATGATAACTGATGACTTCATTTTGACAGCTCCCCTCCACATGCCATGTAGCCAGCCCCATCAATCCAATTGTCTTTATTCTTGGGATTTGATTTGGCTCTGGCAATTTTCAGGAGCGCCATCATTGCCCCAACTTCATGCGGTTTTATCAGGGTATCCAAATAAATTGACCAAAGATTTGCGATGGCAGTCAGATTGTTTTCCATGTCTCCATGAGTAGCTGCCCGATCTTTCGTGACATATTCTTTGGCGGTGTCTAAAATTTCTGCTCTGTTCATTTCTCTCTCCTTAGTGTTGTGGTGGTGCGAAGTAGGCAAATCTGGCCCGACCTTTTTGGCCCTCATTTGTCTGGCGATATTCTATGCCGCGATCTTCTTGCAGTGCCGCGAAGACTTCTTTGCGCCGTCTTGGTTCCATATTTGCGAATGCCGAAACTGTGCGTGATATTTGGCTTTCGGTAATTCCAGCCAGCCCAGACTTTTCAATCTTGGAGTAAACGGCCTTGCAGCAGGAATCGAATGGACCTTCGGCCATGTTCGAGCGGAACATCTCAATGGTTTGCTTGGCATAGTAATCGACATAATCGATTGACCACTGCATTGCATCTGCCCCGATTTCATCTTGGCCCATTGACCGGGATATGATCAGAGACAGGCGCATGGCGATTTCGCGTGATCGATTGTACATGGCCTCCAATCCTGTGCCAGTCTCTCGCCTGATCGCGTCCACCAATTTCTCTTCGTATGATCTGAGAAGTGTCTCAGCCTCGACAGTAAACGGCACGTCGATTGGATGTGGCGGCATGTCATGTGCGTTACCCAAATCCAGATCACCGATTTGTGCGTGTGCATGTTCCTTCGACCATGCTGCCAAACGCTCTGAGATATTTGATCTGCGCTTTTTCTGAGATAGCTGCACTCCGATCTCTGACTTCACAATAACGAATCGGTTTAAAAGACCAGAAGCAACATCACCTCCACCAATTGCCTGCATAAACTCTGATGGTGTGGACATTCCGACAAGTGTCAGACTGGGGCGCTTTACGACCTTTTCCAACTTCTCAGCTTCGGATGCCTTCATGGTGTTGGTGGCGTAACCTTGCTGGCGCAGTGTACCATCCTGACGGCCAAAGCATTCCATGATCGATGTTAGGGCGTCTGCCTTATGCTGGTTTCCTTTGGCGGCTGCTGACTTGAGCTGGCGTCCAAGTTCATCGACCACAGAAACATGGGTGGGCTTTTTGGTCAGAGTTGATATGACCCCAGCAGCAGACGTGTATCCTGCTGGACCGATTAATTCATCCAGACCAGACGCCTCCAGCAACTCTTCAAGAACAGTCTTAGTATGCTCTTTGCCCGATCCTGTCTCACCAATGTTCAGAAAGTATAGGCTGGAAAAGTTTCGCTGATCTGTTACCCAGCGCCTGCCCATGACCACAGATCCATATGCTATGGCTGCTTGAACTGCGAATTGTGGCTGTGGTTTGATTGCCGTGACCGTGTAGTAGTTGACAACATCCTGCAAGATGCCCGGCACAGAGAGTAAATCTTCTGGAACATTTTCCATCGAACCCTGTTTTGCTTTCTTGGGCTTGGATAAAATTTGGTCGGCAATCTTTGCGCCATGTTCAATGGCCTCCTTGTCATATTCATAATCTGGATCTTGCGTCACATTCAGAAGATGCGCTGCATCTTTAACTGCCTTGCTGACATTGCCTTGATGTTCGTACTGGAGATAGAGCTCGAAGGCATCAAAGCTGTGTGTGCTGTCGAAGGGATCGCTGGCATGGTGGCTGTAGGCGCGGCCATCATCGAATAACTTTACGCCGGCCAATCCAGATGAAGAGTTTGGCGAGAGATATCTGTTGCGAGATGTTGGCTTGTATCCATACTGCACCAGAAGTGTGTGCATGTCGTGCGCCTCATTAAAGGTATCGATTACTGACGTGCTGTCGCCTTTTGGCCTTGGCTTTCGTGTTGGCTGAAACTCTGCCTTCTTTTTCCAAGGGCAGATGTCCTGAAGCTGTGGGCGAAACTTATCCCACTCGCGCCATAAAGTCAGGAGCTGCGGCGGCAACTCTGGAAGACCATCCCAGATTGGCATCCCCGACCACTCATATGGACGGCCAGTATCTGGATGAATTGATGGCGGCAGAACGTCTTGCACAGATCCAGCTCGCAGCTCGAAGACCACTTCTGTTTTGCGCGGATCATCTTTGACAGGCCACGATATCTTATGGGTGATTAAATCGGATGGCGCTTTAAAGAGCAGCTTGCCCCGGTTTTCACGTCCGATAATTTGAGGTGCGGAGTTCATTAGATCCGAAAAGTTAATGCCCAACTCTTCGAAGATCAGCTTTGTGTTTTCGACATTATCGATATCGACGGCGCAAGTTCCTGACGCGCCATGCAACAGCCCAACATTATGGGTGGGGTTTAGCTCGTAGTATTCCCGCGCTGCATCTGGATCTGACAATGCCTGCTCTGGCTTTTGCCAGCCAAACTTTGTTGGACCTTTCGAGCCTGCTGGTATGGTGACCAGATACCAGCTTAATCTGGAGCAGTATTCTTCTATCTTCATTGCGAATCACTCAGGTATTCGGACAGCTTTTTCCAAGTGGTCAGGCTGATTTGCTCATTGCCTGTGGCAATTGATTTGACTGTTGGGTGAGATAGTCCACAGCGTTCCGCAACTACAGTTAACCGCCTATCTTGTAAGGTTTTTCGTATGTCATCGATTGGTATAAGGTTTGTCATTTTTTTCTCCATTTTGGTGCAAATTTATATATTTTGCAAAAACATCTTTACAGTCTTTAAATGTTTCTGTAAAGATCGATTCGAGAAGAAGAAGTGAAGAGTAGAAACCAAAGGAGATTGCAGTGAGCAATGTTGATGGATTGGCCTCCGAGTGGCTGGAAGTAAAGGCGCAAGAAAAAGAGATTATCGCAAAGCGCCACGCGATAGAAGAGCAAATCACAAAGGCACTGGATGCCAAGGGTGAAGGCTCAATTTCCCACAAACTGGAACACCACAAAGTCACGCTGACACAGCCTGTATCACGCAAGGTTGATCCGATTGTCTGGGATAAAATCAAAGATAAAATTCCTGAA